AGGAGATGCACGTGGAAAGGCCTATGCAGAGTCGATAACCCAGAAAGATTTGACACGAGCATTTAGTAAAATAGATGTTAATATGCAAATACAACTGGATTTAGACTCTACATTAGATTTTTCTAAAACCGAACCCAAAATACCTGCTGGTGTCGAATTTGGACCGGAGGATTTACAATTTTGTGATCTTCCGGCTCTAAAGATGATACCAGTTGGTAGACTCGACCAACCCCTATTCGAACCAGGCAAGACGGACATACGACCATCTTTAGTGCATGGTCAGATTTCTGACATAAAGACAAAACCAGCATATTTACGTAATGTAATTGTGAATGGAGAATTTGTCAATATGAAACACAGAAATTTGATGAAATGTGCTATGGATACACCCCATATTTCGAAGGAGATGATAGATGAGGCCTATACTTTGACCAAAGCAGTTTGGTTAAAAGGTATGAGGCCTGAGTTGAAGAAAGTACTCACGTATGAGGAATCAGTCTGTGGAACCACAGATAGTGAGTATATTTCTTCAATAAACAGGTCAAGTTCCCCTGGCTATCCTTGGATCAAGGATAGAGTAAGAGGAACAAAAGGAAAACAAGGCTGGTTTGGCACCGACGGAGAGTTTATACTCAATGAAGATGTTGAAGCAGCTGTATAACGACGAATAAACGCAGCTCGTGAAGGAAAAAGATTGCCTGTGATGTGGGTCGATACATTGAAAGATGAACGACGACCCATTGAAAAGGTAAATCAATTGAAAACACGAGTATTCTCAAATGGACCTATGGACTTTTCAATAACTTTTCGGATGTATTATTTGGGCTTTATAGCTCACTTAATGGAAAACCGAATAACCAATGAAGTTTCTATAGGAACGAACGTATATTCTCAGGACTGGAATAAAACTGTTAGGAAGTTGACGCAAATGGGAAATAAAGTAATCGCTGGTGATTTTTCAACTTTTGACGGATCACTAAACGTTTGCATTATGGAAAAATTTGCTGACCTTGCTAATGAGTTTTATGATGATGGACCCGAAAATGCCCTGATCAGACACGTACTGCTCATGGACGTGTACAATTCCGTACATATCTGTGGGGACTCAGTATATATGATGACACACAGCCAACCCTCTGGAAATCCCGCAACAACACCTCTTAACTGTTTCATAAATAGTATGGGATTGCGAATGTGTTTCGCAATCTGTGCTAAGAAAGCAGGTAAGAAAATCTTGATGAAGGACTTTGGAAAACATGTTAGCCTTGTCTCTTATGGAGATGATAATGTCATTAACTTCAGTGATGAAGTTAGTGAATGGTATAACATGGAGACCATTGCAGAAGCGTTTGCAACTTTAGGGTTCACCTACACAGATGAACTTAAAGGAGCAAATGGAGAAGTACCGAAATGGCGATCAATAAAGGACGTGCAATATCTAAAACGCAAGTTTAGATATGACTCAAAACGGAAGGTTTGGGAAGCTCCACTTTGTATGGACACAATTCTTGAAATGCCCAACTGGTGTCGAGGAGGACTCGATATTCAGGAAGGCACGAAGCTGAACTGTGAAAATGCAATTATGGAACTTTCCATGCATGAAGAGAGCGTTTTCAATGAATGGTCAAGTAAAATTGACCGTGCATATGCGAACGCGACAGGAGATCACTTGGACATACAAACCTATTCAGGTTATGCCCAAGAGCGGTATCTCGACTATTATATGTAAGTATAATGGTTGAGAGGCATCTCTCTCTGGTTACCCATCATTTGAGGAAATTTCCAATAAACTCGAATGTAAGGCTTAGAGAGATGGTCTGGGTGCTCTATTTAGAGTGAGGAGCCCAGCTGGCAGCCCCAGTGAATCCTCAATTGGATAGGAACAGCTATATCGGGTAGCTATAGCAGTCATGAGTACATCACTCGTGGCGTTCTGAAATACCATACCTGGCGACCAAGAAAGCAATTCTACCAACGTACACAATACGGAACTCGCATCGACCTCAGCGGAAAACTCAACGGAACAAGAACAGATCACAACCTTTCATGATGTGGAAACTCCAAATAGGATCGATACCCCCATGGCTCAGGATACTTCATCGGCTAGGAGCATGGATGATACGCACAGTATTATACAGTTTCTACAGCGCCCCGTTCTCATTGACAACATTGAGATCATTGCTGGATCAACAGCCGATGATAACAAACCCCTCAAACGATATGTGTTAGATAGGACCAACAAGCAACCCGTAGTTAAATCTTGGACATTACCTTCAACGGTGCTTAAGGCAGGTGGCAAAGCCCAAAAGCTTGCTAACTTTAAGTACTTGAGATGTGATGTCAAAGTGAAACTAGTATTGAATGCTAACCCATTCATTGCAGGACGCTTATATCTAGCATATTCCCCATATGACGACAAAGTTACGCCTGCACGTAGTGTTCTAACGACATCGCGTGCTGGAGTGACAGGATACCCGGGAGTCGAACTCGACTTCCAACTGGATAACTCTGTGGAAATGACTATTCCATATGCTTCTTTCCAAGAAGCTTATGATTTAGTTTCAGGAACGGAGGATTTTGTGCAGTTGTATCTTTTTACAATTACACCGATCCTCTCTCCTCTTTCCACCTCAGCTAACTCAAAAGTGGACATTTCGGTCTATATGTGGTTAGATAACATATCTCTTGTTATCCCCACTTATAGAGTGAATTCCTCACTGGTAAAACAACCGGCAACGAGAACAATAACTCAAATGGTTCCCAACCCTCTTAATAAGGATGCAGATTTGATTAAGAAGGCCCTAAGTGCAGCTAAATCCCAGAACGCTTCTGGATATAACTACATAATGGGCGTCTTACAGAATTATGTTCCCGAACTTAAGAATGTTTCCATGCAAGTTAATGTTCCCAAGACAAAG